AATCTTCTTAATGCTATTATTAACAAGTTGCAGTTATAAACCTGTTATTGATACTGCTGGAAGAAGCGGTACATTTGATAAAAGTAATTCAGATCAAATTACTAACGACTTACAGCATTGTAAAACTCTTGCTAAAGAAAATACTAATTCTTCAGTAGAGGGTGCAAAATATTTTTGGAATTATTATGCTAGAGCTTATACTTTATGGATAAGTCCTAAAGCAGAATATAACTATCCTAAAATATACAGAAATTGTCTAACGAATCGTGGACATTCGGTACTGAATTAAATGAAAAACTTAGACAAATTAAACTATGAAATAATTGGTATGATGGAAACTTTTAAGAAAAAACCTGATGCTAAATTATGTAATAGATTAACAGGACTTAAATTCAAATATTTAAGACTGTTTCAAGGGATAACTGCAGAAGCAGTTGTTCAAGATAATAAACCCTATTTTAATACTGTTTATGATTTATATAAATTTGAAAAAGGTATTAAAACAGACGTATCTAAATTATTTGCATTGACTAAGTATTACGATGATACTGACGCAATGTTTTCAGTAATTACAGATATGAAACTTAACTAGAGAGGAAAATATGTGGAAAAAATACGCATTAGAAAATGGTATAGTACTATCTTATCATGACGATAAACATATGTATTATGTTAATGATAAAAAAGTAGAATCTGTGACAGGAATATGTCAGAGAGGAGTACCGAAACCACAACTAATTAATTGGTTAGTTAATACACCTATGAATGAGGTAAAAAGATTAATTAATGAAAAATTAGATATGGGAGAACAACTAGATAGAGCAATGTTAGAAAGAATATTTGCTACTGCAAAAAAAAAACCTGATACTTTTAAGGACGAGGGTGCTTTAGTTGGTAGTGTTGTTCATGGTCTAATAGAAGATTATCTAAACAATAAAAAAATTCCTACACAATCTGATAAAGCAGTTGTTAATTGCTGGAATCTTTTTTTAGATTGGTGGAATAAACAAGAGTATAAAACAGTACATATAGAGAAAAAAATATATAGTGCAAAATATAACTATGCTGGTACTCTTGATCTTGTTGTAAAAGACAAGAATAATAAACTTGTTTTGATTGATATCAAGACAAGTAATCATGTAACATTTGACTATTTTTTGCAGTTAAATGCTTACAAGAGTGCATATGAGGAAGAAACTGCTAAAAAGATATCTAGTGCTTTTGTGGTAAGATTACCAAAAAAAGATTCTAATATTGAAATAAAGCAGATTCCTTTAAATAAAAAACTGTTCAATGCTTTTCTTGGAGCAAAATATTTGATGGAACAAATGGAAAATGTTGAATACTAACAATAGGAGAATCTGATGGCATATAATAGACCACAGTACAATAAGTACCAGAACAAACAATCTGGTAGTAATGGCGGAACTGCTAAATTTATCTCTACTAAAAAAGATAAATTAATATTAGCAGTAGAACTCAATAATCAAAATTTAGTATTAAAAGGTTATTGGGATAATAGATCTGGTGGATTTAAGTTGTTTCCTTATTACGATAAGACGAAAACAAATCCGCAGTTCAATCAACCTAAACAATCGTATCATCAAAATAATGATATGGACGATCAGTTACCACAATCTGAAAAGGAATGGTCACAAGGCTCTGCAACTGATTTTAATCCAGAGGAATACGAAAACCAATTAGGTGATTAATGAGTAACGATACTTTAGATAAGTACATAGAGCATAGACCTAAAGTCTTTGATCCTGATAAAATCCTTGTCTATCTTAATGCTTTAGATAAAAATAAAATCAAAGCAGAAGATGATTACGAGGAAATAAAAGATCAACTGCAAGAACAATTAGATTACATCATTACTGAAAAAGTTGAAAATCTAAAATGTTCAATAGCTCTTGCTAAAGTAAAAGCTACTCAAGATGATAGGTATAAAGAAATTAGAGCAACTTACAGAAAAAGAAAAGCATATTATCTTTTAAAAAAAGTAGAAGCTAATAATGGTCATTCTTATTGTGAGAATCTAAAGCAAAAATCTATCAATCAGTTAGCGATAGATAAACTTACATTAAAACATTAATGTTTATATTGAGGGCGAGAAATCGCCCTTAATGTCTAGTAACTTCAAAATTAGAAATATCTGTATTCTCATCTATTCTTTCAAAAGAATAATTGTAATCTACTAGAGTAACATCATCACGTTCTTTTACTTGTTGAACCATATCGCTAACTCTAGGAAAGCTAGGAGTAACATCTATGAATCTAAAAGCAACATAGTGTCCATACATAGAAGCTGATGTTTCTATTTGCATTTCTAAATCTGTAATTACTGCATCGATCATAATGCAATATAACTTATTTAGAATTTAATTTATATTATTTTTTTTTTATGATGTCTGCACCTTTAAGACCATAAATGGCACTCACTACTCCTATGAATAATGCTTGATACCAAAAGGGCATATTATTAAATTGATTAAAAAACTTATCGACCTTTTCCATAATTTCTGGATCATCACTAAAGATACTCCAAATCAATAACATCACAGGAGCTGAAACTAAAATTAATACGAATTCATCTTTCCACCCTTGTTGATTATTTTGCATTACAGCTTTTTGATATTCTACTTCTCCATTAGCCATTTTTTCTGCGTGACGCATTTCTGCAACTGATTCAAATTCTTTTGCTCGTCTTCGATTTGTAGCAATAGACATTCCTGTTTTAATTATTCCTGGTACTAACTTAGATGCAATATTTAACCACATAATTATTTCTGTTGTATTTTTTCTATTAGCATATCTATAACATGTTTTGCTTTATTTAGGTCCTTAATCTGATCTTTTATATTTTTATGTTTTAAATTGTATCTTGAAATATATTTCACTACTTTGACCTGACAGGCATTAAGATTATTATCCATAGCATAGTCTAAAGGCTGGATTTTTAGCTTCTTATACCAATCTCCACCCACTTGCTCGGAAAAAGCTGATTCGTTACTCTGCGTGGCTCTATGGCTCTTTAACAGGGTATTTTTTAGCTTATTAGAACTCATACAAGGGTTTTAATCCAATCTCCTTTAGAATTCAAGACCATTGGTAGTAATTTCGGATACCCATCTATTATTACAGCACAACCTAGAATAAACCTTGTTTTGAAATTTTTTGCGTAATTGAAAGCCATCGACTTTTGGTTGATCAAACAACCTACATTCATAGCAAAGAATAAATTATCTGGATTTGCCCACCAAGATACTAAAAATTTTGTGTGATAATGCCCTTGCACAGCAGACATACCCATTGTTTGAGATACCTTTAAAATATCAGCACTACGACCATGCGTAAAAAAACATCTTTGACCATTAGACATTGTAAGAGTTAAATCATCAACCCATTTCCATTTTTTTGTACCTAAAAAATCTCCGTAGTCTTTTAGAAACTCTTTACTCATTCCATACTTCAAAGCTCTACGATAAACTAAACTAGAGTGATTACTATCTACTTCTGTAACTCTAGGAAAGATTGATTCTAATTCTTTTACATGTTTTCTAGCTTCTCTTAATTCATGACCAGCAGAAAATAAATCTGGATCATGTGAGTGCATAGATATGGCATGAAAGTCGAGAAGATCGCCAATATTGACTACAAACTGTGGTTTATATTCTTTTTTAATTTCACGCAAAAACACCATACTATCCTTATGATGGAATGGTACATGCATGTCCGATATTACAAGTATTCGTTTAAAACCCATACTAAGGGTTGTACAACTATTTGGATATAATGTAAAGGAGTTGACCTATAACTAATAAACCTATCGCACCTAAACTATATAAGATACGATCAATGTCTTTCTTCATATGGTGAAGATGGTTTTTAATTATTAAATCTATTTTTTGATTTACTAATTTTATTCTACCATCTATCTCAGCAAATTTTTCTTTATTAGTTTTCATCTTCTTTTTTTCTTTCTACGCAAATCTGTATCATGTTTTCTTGATCCTCTCAAGAATGAGTTCACTCTTCCCATCGACCAAGCCGCCATCGATGTTCTTGGTCTAGATCCGCTACTTAAAAATGCACCTTGTCCACGTCTATAGACTTTTGCTAAAGTACCATAAGTAATACCTTTTCTTTTCTTTGCTTTAGCTCTTAACGTTGCTTGTACTCTTGCTGATAAAGGTCTTCTTGTTGCCATTATTTTACCCTCTGTCTAAACATATAAGCTGGTATAGTACCACCTGATTTATAAATTCTTGACATTGTTTTTATAAGACTAGCTCTAGAGGACCTCTTACTACCTGATAAACCAGCAAGATATTTCTTCGGTAATCCTGTTCGTTTATCTTTTGGTACTTTTCTTCTTTTTCTTTTTTTTGACATTTCTTCTTCTCTTTCGCATTGGTCTTTTATTAATCATTTCTGCTAGTGTAGATGTAGTTGTAAATCCTCTCATTTTCCTACACTCCTCATTGCTCGTCTATGAGCAGAAGCAAAAGTAGCACCTTTTTTCATAGCATTAGCCATCGATCTAATATGCTTTAAACTATGATGTCTTGCGTGACGATTCATTGTTTTTTTTTGTCTGGGTTTTAAATCTTTAACAATGTTTTTTATCGATGCTACTTTAACCATTATTTTCTTTTTCTTTTGCCCATTTTATTCTTTTTCTTTTTATTTTTTTTCATTCCTTTTGAATGAGCACCTTTTCCTGTATGATACGGCATATTATTCTCCTTTAGTTTTGTAATTTACCACCAGACCATTTTGCATCTGGTAATCCATTTGTATATGATTTTCCGTCGAATGTTAATACTTGTTTTCTGTTGTTACCCTCATG